GTTTCTTATCCATGCGAGACTCACAGTATCAGGTTATGTTCTTAACGTAGCATATGTAGATGCTCATAATGATGCTGCTACTGCCGCAGATACTAACGTTTTAGGCGATGTTGTTGTTTATGCAGTTAAATTCCACAACAAAACATTTCAAGTTTTTAGAAATGGCACTCAAACCTTTAGCGACACAGAACCTTTCTACGACACCTTTGATTTTTATCCTGCCAAACCATTGGTGATTGGAGCTAATGCAGAAGGTGATAATTTTCATTTAGAGATGAAAATGCAGGAGATAATAATTTTCAATGACGATTTTACAGAAGAACAAATAAGTAAGGTAAACACATACCTACAACATAAATACAATATATAATGCCAACAGTAGAACTAATAGACAGACCCTTTAACACCTTTGTAAGCGTATATGAGCCAATAAAGTTTAGTGCTAGGTTGGAGAGTACCGACAGAGCATTATATCCAAGTTGTCGAGTTAGAATAATACCTTTTGACTCTGTGAATAATGTTTCTGAGTTTGACAACGAGGTTCAAATAAGAGTTCAAGTACAGCCAAAATCTCCTACCAACATCGACCAAGATGGTTTTGCTGCAATTTCAATGATACACTACTCTGCTGATTTAAGCTCTATATGTAGGGATTTTGTTTCCTTTGACCTTAGACCTTGTAATCAAGATACAACAGCAGGAGTAAAGAGAGATATAACTCAAGGTGCTATGATGCTTAACACGCAGAAATTCTTTACCGTAAAGGTCATTGTCGAAAAGATAAATGATAGCGGTCAGTTGGTGGATGCTGATGACGTTGATGAATTGAGTTTTAATTTTACAGCAATAAATGCAGCTTTATCAAATGAGGAGCAACACGCATCATACATTGATAATGAGCTAGTGCTAGGTTTCGGTGGTGATAATCTTGTTAATGGTGGATTTTTTCGCAGATATTTACATCAAAATACTTCGGATAGAAACAGACTATCAAAGTATCTAACGTTAAAGCCAACTAATAAGAGATATATTGGAGAAGATGAGTGCGAGTATCTAAGTATGCTTGTAGAAAGAAATGGTGGCGAATTCCCATACCTTCAGGTTACATTCTTTGATTTAAGCGGAAATCAAATATCAGGCACTATAATTAACCTTAGAGGTATAGCACTTGGTGATGGCACATATTCAGACACCCCACTTGAACATGGAGTGGTTGGTGTTACTCAAGAAACGAAAGTGATGGTTCAGTTTGGTGTTGGAACAAGAAATATAAAAGAAACTACCGAAGGGCTTTTGAATGTTGATGATGGCATTGCACCTCTTGTTGGTGATTTTAGACACATTTCAAAATATGAAATAGAATCTTATTTTTCAGTAGACGGAACTGACCCACAAATCGGTGAAACTGTTACATACCACATTAATCATGACACAACAAATATTGGGGAAACACGATTTCATTGGCAAAACAGATTGGGTGGCATTGATAGTTACACTTTTGAAGATACCATGATAAAGTCGCTGATAACATCATCAAGCACCTTTGAGCAGACCATATACCCTAAGTTTGGAGACCAACTTGGGGAATCTACTTCCACAAACTTTTACTTCAACAAAGCAAACGAGCAAAGAACAGGCGGTATCACATCTGACCAATACCATTCTGTTGCAAAGTCGAATATCAAGTCATACAGAAACGGTCAGGCAGTATCAAGACCAATAAGCAGTAGCGAAATAACAATGATGGAAGATTTGCTTTCATCACCAAGAGTATGGATTGAAGGTGGTTGGATAGGCAGAGAGTTGTTTAGAGATAACTTTGATGTTGTTTTAAGTGAGGATAATTGGCAAAAAACACAAGGAAGCTATGATAATGTTCAATTAACAACTTCCAACAACCACATAGCAGGTTCAGGAAATCTTGTATTTGGAGATAACTCAGGAAATGATGAATTTCAAGCGGTAAGTAGAAAAAGAATACCATACGACCCAAACAAGATATATGAGATTGAGATAAGAACCAAGAGGTCAGGAAGTGGTGATGGAGAGACTTATTGTGGTTTTAAGGCTTACAATTCTAGTGGTACTAATCTTGGTAGTTACTACCCAACATTAAATGGTTACGACCAAATTACTGATGACGAATGGGAAACTTGGAGGGGTTATGTTTCAGGTTTGGGCGAAAATTCTACTGACAAGGTTGTTGGTCAAAGAAATGATGCTAACAATCCTGCCTATCCAACTTCTGACACAGCATTTATTTCTGCCTTTTTTATAGTTGGGTTTGAAGATGAGGAAACGATTACTGAAATAGACTACATAAAGATAACTGAGTATGAATCAGACCTTCCTAATACCGAGAGATGGTATTCTACATTGAACAGAAACTACTACATTCCTGTTGTGATAAAAGATTCAACAACTACAATGTTTGACAGTAATAATGTGCAGAAAATCACCGTAGATTATATGCACAGTAAAGAGCAAAAAACACTTAAATAATGGCTGAGATAAGAGTAGAGATAAGACATTACAACACCTCAACATTATCCTTTGATGTTCATGGAGATTTGGATATTGTTTCAAGTGATGACTTTCCGTTGTCATTGACCTTTAAAAACTTTGATGTTAGAGATTTAAACTCAAGGGGCGGTAGCTTTAGTAAGTCTTTTAAAGTTCCTGCCACCAAAAACAACAACAAGATATTTGGTCACATACACAAAGATGGTAACATAGATACAAAAGGTGTTAAGCGTGATTTAGACTCTATAATTTACTTAGACAACTCTCCTATAATATCAGGAACTATTAGAATGTCAAAGATTATAAGCAATAAAGATGTTATAGAGTATGAGTGCGTTTTTCTTGGCGATAATATGAATTGGGCATCAAACATAAAAAACTTAGACTTGAAAGAGCTTAGATTTAGTTCTCAAGCATATACAAGTTACCCACCTGCAACTGAAGTTCCTTTTACCTTTGAAAATCCTAGAACAACATGGGGTGATTACATATTTAATCAAGACCAACTAATATATCCTTTAATTACTATTGGCGAGAGTGATTCAAGTGCTAATGCTTCAATAGATAGCGATTTTATTCCTTGTGTATATATAAAAAATGTTTGGGATAAGATATTTCAAGCACAGGGTTATACTGTTTCTTCGACATTTTGTGATAGTACCTTTTTTAAAAACCTCATAATGCCGCTTATATTCCAAAAGCCAAAGGAGATTACAGACCTTTCTTTTGGTAGAGTTTCCTCTAGTGTTGAAGAAACTATATTTACTTTGGATTATGGTGAAACTAATGAAGATGTTGCTACCCAAGTGCCACGTTCAATAGGGAATCAATCATTCACAATAGACGAATACGGATTTACTGATAGCGATTTCGTTCTTGATTTTATAGCTTCTGCTGACACCCTTCAAGATGATGCGCCATTGCAACAAGGTGAAGATACTGACGACTATGGTAACGCACAGTTGGGGGTTGAGCATACAGGGGGTTTTAAAAATGGATTAGTGGTGGCTGCTCAAGGTAGTGGAACTTTTAACTTAAACGCAGAAGTATCTATTGAATTTAACAGCGATGGTGATTCTAATGCAGGAAAAATGAGCTACCAATTTCAAGTGTCAATAGCAAAACTTACAAGCGGCGATAATGATGATGGCACTTTTACAGACTTGGTTGTTCTTCAAAATAACACTCAAACGATATTTTTGAATCCCGTAACAACACAAAGCCATCAATTTAATTTAGAAGCCCTTGATGTTTCTGCTGAAGCAGGTGATATTTTTGCCTTGAAAATAAAATTTATACATAAGTTTGCCACACGTGAAAGCAACACTAATCCCAACACAAATACAATAACTATAAAAACTAAACCAAACAGCTATTTACAAATAGAGCAAACAGGTTCTTTCTTTAATGGTGAAGAAATAAAGGGTGTTCAGAATATGCTTCCAAAAGGAACTCAAGCTGATTTCGTGAAAGGTTTATCTCAACTGTTCAACCTTCAGTTTAAAACTGACCCAATATCAAAAATTGTATATGTAGAACCTTACGACCACTTCTATAAATCAACATCAGAAGCCGTTGATTGGTCTGATAAGATAGATTATTCAAAAGATATAGAGAATGAGTTTTTGCATGACATAAAATCAAAGATATTATTCAAGTATAAAGATGCTAGTAATGATGGGTTGATAAATAGATATAACAAAAGAAATAATGTAGATTGGGGTGCTTACCAAGAGATTGACGATAGTGGAAAGTTTGCCATAGGTGAGTTTAAGATTGAAAATTCTTACTTTTCACCCACCTTTAATTGGGTAGAACCAAACTATGTTGTGTCAGACAAAATTGCCCAAAGCCCTCTAATACCAATGTATTTTAGTGAATATAGCGACTTGTCAATATCTAATGCTATCGAAAGACCTGAAAAGGAGTTTGAGATAGGTGCTAGAATACTTATCAGGACAGCAGGTTCAAATAATGGTAAGTGGTCGTCATCGAATGGCAAAAGAATGTTGAATTATTACAATACGGATAACATTGACAATGATAATCTTACAAAGTATTATTGGTGGAAGAAGGCATCTTTTTGTGCTTTTGACAACTTAAACTGCCCATTAACCCGTTCTGAAGACGGTGTGGAAGCTTTTAATCATCCACCAATAAATACGCTTTCAGAACACACAATATCGGATGGTTATAACAACTTGAACTTTAATTTATCATTTTCGGATATATCTCACGATACCGTCATAAGCACATCAAGAGAGGTTAAGAAAGGGCTGTATAGTTTATATTACTCCAAAATGATTGAGCAGTTAAAACAAAACCCTAGATTAAAAATAGTTTATCTTAATCTAAAAGTTTCAGATATGATGCTGTTAGATTTTCAGAAGTTAGTATATATAAATGGGGTTTATTACAGAATAAACAAAATAATAGACTTTCAGCCACATAAACAGCAATCAACAAAGGTTGAGTTGCAGGAGTATGTTTTTTTAGGAGATACAACAACACCAACCGCATTACATATTGATGCAGAAAATATAAATCTTTAATGAGGAGAGTAAAAAGAAGTATAAAACAGTTAGCTGTTATAAATCAAGACACAAAAAAAGATGTCATCTACGCAACGATTGACAATGTGCTTCAACCTATTGTTTATGATAGAACTTTAGACAATCAGAATGTTATAAAGCAAAATGTTTTTATGACACCTGAAAGAAGGTTAGCTAGAAGAATTAAGGCGTCTAATACGGCATCTACTGTTATTTCTCAGTTTGAAGGTAATAACATTATAAATCCAATAATTTCATTTGACTACAACAAAGGTTTTTCAACGGTTACAAGTGCAAATAATATACAGCTTTGGAATCCATCTTTTGGAGATTCATCTTTAAGACAAGCAACAGAATCAAATGCACCTAGCATAGGTTTTGAAGGTAGGGGTGTAAACGGAAAATACCCCGCTTATTTTAACAGAGATAACTCTGAATTTATGGGTTTTAGTGGGTCAACTTTGCAAGTAACAGGAGATTTTACTATGTTTTTTTTCATAGAGCCAATAGCTTCACCATTTAACACAAAGCAAAGGTTGCTTGGCACAAGTTCTACAAGTGATTCTTTTTTGTCAATAGGAGAAAATACTTTTCACTCTTACAGAATACAATTTAATCCTTCTACTTTTACAGATGTTGACATAGCGACCACAACGTATGTTCCATCATCAAAACAGATATTGGCAACTATACAAAGACATAACGACAAGTTTATAGTTAGAGAAAACTCAGTTGAAATTGCTAGAGAAACTGTTGCCGTTGAACCTTTTAATTTTGACCAATTCGGAAAAATAGGAAGCGAAACTGACACTTTTAATGGTCGTCTTTATCATTTTTCTATTTTTGATGGGTTTATTTCTACTGAGTTAGAAAAATTAGAAAACTCGATAATTAAAAGAGCTGAACAAGCAGGTAGGGTTGGTGGCGTTCAAGTTGATTATTTATTTGAAGGAGATGAAATCGTAGATACTGAAACTGAAGAGATATGAAAAATATACTAAAGACATTTGACAGGACAATAAATGCAATAGGTAAGAAACTTATTGATGGCTTTAGAAATGAGCTTGAGGTTCAAAATAGTATAGCAACAGGAAAACTTGCAGACTCCATGTTTTATGACCTTGATGAAACTGCCGATTCTATTGAGTTAGTGATTCAAACAAGGGCAAAGTATGTTGACATAGTTGACAAAGGAATGAAGGCAGGTAATATGCCTAGTCTTACTGCCATCAAGAATTGGATGGATGCTAAGGGTATAAAACACTCAAACGAGAACGAGAAAGAAAGTATAGCTTATGCAATAGCCAAAAGAATACGAGCTGAGGGTTTGCCAACGCAAGGCGGTAAGCGACTTTCTTCAACAAAGGAAAAGACAAACTTCATAGGAAATGTTGTTAACAGAAGAAGTAAGAAGAATGACAATTCAATACATTCCTCAATAGGAAAAGACATAAATAATATATTTAAACAACTACCAAAACAAATATAATGGCTAGAAAACAAGAATCAGTATATAAGATTAAAGTATTAGGTCTTAATGATGTTAAGTCCTTAAATACTGAGATAGAGAAGTTAAATGGCAACTACGATAAGTTAAGCAAGGAGAGTGGTAAGGCATCAAAATCAACAGGAGATGTCGGTAAAACTTCAAAAAACACATCTGTTGGTATTACAGGAATGACAAAGGCAATAGGTGCTGCTACTATTGCTTTGGTTGCCTTTAACAAAGTCCAAAAGTTTGCTAGAAAGGAGCTTCAACAAGCGTTTAATGTTTTTAAGGGTTATGAGTTTCAGATGCAAAAGGTAAAAGCAATATCAGGCGCAACAACAACTGAATTTACCTCATTAAATAAAACAGCACAAGAGTTAGGTCGTTCAACCTTCTTTACAGCAGAACAGGTGGCTGCGTTACAGCTTAACTTTTCAAAACTAGGATTTACAGCATCAGAAGTTTTAAATGTTCAACAAGCTGCCTTATTGGCTGCCACAGCAACAGGTGAGGACTTGGCAAGAACAGCAACTGTGATTGGCTCTACGATTAGAGGTTTTGGTTTAGATGCTAGTGAGGGTGCTAGAGTTGCAGACGTTATGGCTGCTTCGTTTACAAGTTCTGCCCTTACTCTTGAGAAGTTTCAAACATCAATGACAAAGGTTTCTCCTGTTGCGAAACTGCTAGGTATGGACTTGGAGGAGACAACTGCTGTTATGGGTGTGCTTACAGATGCAGGTATTGAAGCATCCATAGCAGGTACATCGCTTCGTAACATATTCCTTAAATTAGGCGACCCTTCTTCTGATTTAGCCAAGTCAATCGGCTTTACCGTAAACTCAGGAGAAGATATGGTTCGTGAGTTTAGAAGAATGAGGGATGAGGGTGTTAACGTTGAGAAGATGCTCAAGGTTGTTGATGTAAGGCAAGTTGCTGCTATATCCACAATGATTGAGCATATTGACAAGATAGAAGAACAAACAGAAGCATTTAGAAATTCATCAGGTGCTGCTTCTGATATGGCAGGAATTATAGGTGATTCATTACAAGGTGCTGTATTAAGGTTTCAGTCGGCTATTGATGGACTAAGAATTGTTTTTGTTGATGCTTTTGCACCTGCTTTACAGGGAGTTATTGATGGATTTGCTTCTTTCTTTAATAGTGTTGCTAAATTCTTGGAAATACCCCTAGAAGAACAACTAGCTAGAGATGCTCATAATATGGATGTAATGTTTCAAACTTTGCAAAGAACAAATATAGAGCAAGAAACTAGAAACAGAATAATAAGTAGATTAAATAGAGAATATAAAGATTATCTTCCTAATTTGTTAGACGAAGAATCAACTTTAGATGATATAAAGATAGCACAAGATGCAGCAAATAAATCGATGGAAACACGAATAAATATGATGGCTGCTGAATCTAAATTGCTAGAGATTAAAAACAGGCAGCTTGAGATAGAAGCTGAAAATGTTAAGTTATTTGTTGAAGAAACTAATTTGCAAAATAAAATACTAGAAAGAAGTGCCGTTACAAATAAACTTGCATCTGAATCGTTCCAAGGTGTTGATAAGGAAATGTCAAACCTTAATTTATCACTTACTGAAAATACAAACAAACAAAAAGCAAACAGACAAGAAGCTGTAAACCTTAAAAATGAATATGATGTTTTAATAAAGGCGTATTCGAATTTAGGTGGCTCTGTTGAAGATTTAATTACAAAAACAGGTGGTGGGAATGGTAGTGTTGAAGTTCCAACTGTGATAGGTTTACCTGAAGTTGGTATTGTTTCAGATAGGATGCAGGAAATAGAAAATGCAATAGCTGACAAAACTGCCGAACTGCAACAACAATATGTAGATGGCAGGATAGCAACGGAAGGGCAGTTGCAACAAGCTATATTTGATATGAAGTTTGAGATGTATCAAAAAGAACTAGAACTTGTAAATATGTCATCCGTTGCACATAATGAAGCGGCGAAAAAGCTACTTGATTTAGAGGTTAAGAAAAGAACAGAGCAACAAAAGTCTTTTGAAGCAGCTAGAGATGGTTATGATAAAGAGCAGCAAGCATTGGCGTTATTACAACAAAAAGAAGATGAAAAAATACAAAATGTTATAATAAATGCTCAAACAGCAGAAGAAGCTCTAGCAAATCTTCTAAACATGAAGATTAATGAGATACTGTTAGAAGCAATGGCGTCTCTTTTTAAGGATGGTTCTATTCCGTTTTTAGCAAAAGTTGGATTAGCTGTTGGTATGAAAGCATTAATAACACCATTAATAAACAATCTACTTGGTGGTAGTGGTGGTGGTGGCTCTGTTAGTGGAGATACCGAGCAGTCAGCAAGTGTTCAATTTGAAAAGGGTGGGCTTACAAGAGGCGGAATGTTTCAGGGTGCATCACACGCAAATGGTGGTGTGAAGTTTAGAGTGGGTGGAACGATACACGAAGCCGAAGGTGGTGAAGCTATAATTAATAAGAGGTCAACTGCTAGATTTAGACCAATACTATCAGCGATAAACTCCTACAATGGTAATGGTGTTAAGTTTGCTGATGGAGGCATTATATCTCAAGGTGAGAAGTTTGCAATGGGCGGTGAGTTGAGAAGCGTACAGTCAATGGTTAGTGGTTCAACAACTCAAAAGGTTGTCTTAGTTGAAAGTGATGTTACTGAAACTCAAAACAGAATATCAGCACTTGAAAGTCAATCCTCTTTTTAATAATTTTGTGAAATGATAAGACAAAACAGCGTTGAGGTAGTAAACGAGTTCATAGATATTATCTACAAAGAAGTTAAAATAAAATACTCTGAAGAAGCAGGAATAAAAAACGTGCTTAACCATCTTGCTGAAAGAGGTCTTATCGAGCCGAGAAAACTTAGGGATTTTATGATAATCAAAGACTTTGACAAGATGTTGGAGTCAAACGATGGAAACTACACCTACACCTACATGGATATATCCATAAAGTATGATGTTTCTGAAAGAACAATACAGAACATAATCTACAAGCATAAAAGGAAGTACAACAAGGATTACAACATTAGATGACTTTTGCGAAGATTTACTATTTTAATTAATTAATTTTGCATTTATGAATAATTGGTACAATATAAAAAATACAGATGAATCTGCTGAAATATCTATCTTTGACGAGATAGGTGACTACGGTACATCTGCAAAAGATTTCGTTGAGCATATATCAAGTATAGGCAAGAAGGACATTACACTAAGAATCAACTCTGTTGGTGGGAGTGTTTTTGATGGTCTTGCTATATACAATGCTTTGCGTTCACATAGTGGTTATGTACAAATAAAGATTGAAGGTTTGGCTGCTTCTATCTCTACTGTTATTGCAATGGCAGGAGATAGCGTAGAAATGGCTGAAAACGGATTCTTTATGATACATAACCCATTCGGACAATCGGCAGGGGAAGCTACTGACTTCCGTAAAACTGCTGATTTGCTTGACAAGATAAAAGATGAAATCATCGAGATATATCAAAGAAAAACAAAACTACCTTATGATGTTTTGTCTAAAATGATGGATGAGGAAACTTGGTTGTCTAGTCAAGAAGCACAGGAATTTGGTTTCATTGATGATATTACTGAGCCAATGAGAGTTGCTGCTAAGTTTGATTTATCTAAATTTACTAACGTAGACGAAAGAAAAGTCAAAGATGTTTTAGAATTAAATAATAATAAAAAACTTTTTAAAATGACCGAAGAATTAAAAACTTGGTTTAACAGTCTTAAAGAGGAAATCGTTATGGCTGTTAAGGGAGAGGATGCTACTACTCCTAGTGAAGTTTCCGTTGTTCTTTCTGATAATGAAGATGTTGTAAACAAGTTCACCGAGCTTGAAGAAAATGCACAATCTTTGAGAGAAGAAAAAGAAGAACTAGCAGGTCTTGTTGGTGAAAAGGAGAGCATTATTGCTGACCTAAAAAACAAGGTTGCTGATATGGAAGCTAAACTAAACAAAAGTGAAGCTACTGAAACTGTTGTAGAAGCAGAACAAGAACCAACAATTACTCCAACTGAGGAAGTTGTTAATGAGTGGGATGCTTTTGCTAAATCAATCTTAAAATAATTAACTTTTAAAATAATATAAAATGGCTTATACAAGTGCGAGTTTACCTACTGTAAATCAGTATGATGTAAACAAAACAATACTTGAACCTTTATTCTTAGGTCAAGACTATATGCAATATATGGATGTTATGCCAAATGTTGCAGGAACTATCGTATTGGATAGATTTCAAGCGTTAAGTGGTATTACTAAAGAGTTCTCAGCAGGTACAGAGTTTACTTCTGAAACAGGCGAAAAAGGTGCTGCTGTAACTATCACTCCAAAAAGAATGGAAGCTGAAATCGCTTTCGCAGGAAACTCTTTATTCAACAAGATGAAAGGTCAGTTGATGAGAGGTGGACACGACTTCGACAATATTGATGGAACTGTTGTAAAAAACATTCTACTTGACTTAATCGGACAAGGTGTTCAGTCTGACTTTAACCGTCAGTTATGGTTGTCTGATAGTGGTGCTTCAGGAGACTTCGGTATCTATGATGGTATCTTCCAAGCTGCTTTTGAGGCTTCTTCAAACAGCATCAACAGAGCAAGTATATCTCCTGAACAAACTACTGATGCCGCTTTAGTTGCAGGTAACGCTATTAAAATTTTACGTGCATTATATGACAATGCTTCTCCTGAACTATTAGGTGCAGGAAATCACGTATTATTCGTGTCAGGCGACATCGCTGATGACTATATGCTAACTCTTGAGGGAACAGGCTTTACTACTTCAGGTTACGGAACTTTAGTTAATGGTATGCCACAACTAATGTTTAGAGGTATTCCTGTTGTTGTTCGTAGAGATTGGGATATTGCTATTGCTGCTAATGTTGCTAACATCAACGGTGCATCAAACGCTGCTGAAACTCACAGAGCAATTCTAACTACTAAAGATGCTTTTGCTGTTGCAACTGACTTTAGTAACAACTCTGTTGAGCAGTGGTATTCTAACGATAACAAAGAGTATCGTTTCCGAGTGGCTTATTCTGTTGGTTGTGCATTGAAAGATGCTAAACTAGCTGTTTATTACACTCCTGATAACATGGCTTAATCAAATTAATTAAGGGGGATGAAATACTCCCCCTTATATTTTTAACTTTTAATATAATAATAAAATGGCAATAGAAAATATCTCGGTAGTACATACTGATATGGAGAACAGAGGGGGTCTTAAAGCTCTAGGTGTTTTTATGTTTTCTGATATTTCTGCTATCACTTTTGATACAGACGGAAATCATCAGATTACTGCTATAACTGATGCAAACGGTAAGTTGTTTGAGTTGAAGCAAGGCACAGGTTCTTTGACCTCAACAGGAACTAAAGAAGGTGGAACTATTATGTTTGAACACACTGTTACAGCATATATTCCAAACCTTTCTGATGCACATTTAAGTGCAATAGACAATCTTTCAAACAGAAATTTAGTTGTTATGTGTCAAGATTATAATGACAACACATACGCTGTTGGTTTGTCTCAGAAATTTCACGTTGGTCCTGCTACGGATGCTCACAACCAAATGTATGCAAGACTATCTAGTGTTGAATTGAGTACAGGGGCTGCTCTAGGAGATGAAACAGGTGCTACAATTACATTTACTTGTAGTTCAGGTGAGCTTCCTTACTTAATTGAGGATGCTGTAACGATTGATGCTGCAGCAGGTACATTCTCAATAGCTTAATACTAATACTTAATACTTAGTTGGGGGTTCTGCCCCTGACTTTGTATTTTTTTTATATATTGCAATATGGCATATAAAGCGAAAAAGAAATCAGGGGTTACTTATTTTAAAGAAATCTCTATTGATTGGTCGAAAGCTACTCAAAAAGATTTGAAAAGCGTTTTTGACTTAGGATATACTAAATTTGTAACAAAAGAAGATGCAAAACCGAAGAAAACCAAATCAAAAGCAAAAGAAGAATCAAGTCAAGACAACTCCGATAAATAGTAGTTTTAACACTAAGTATGCTTTTGTAAACCTATCTACCCCTGAAGTTAGCACAGAGGTAAAAGACCTTGAAAGGTTAAGAGAGGAATATATACCTTTTGGTAAAGACAATTTGTTTCCTCAGTATTTAGCTGAGTTAAAAAGACAATCCTCAACGCATCGTTCGGTGCTAGCTCAAAAGACTACATTTACAACAGGTAGTGGGTTTTTTACAAGAAACGAATCATTAGCAGAATACATTGACGACATCAACGCAGATGGAGAAAGTTTAAAGGATGTATTCAAGAAGTTGGCTGATGACTATTTTACTTATGGCAATGCCTATCTTGAAGGTGTTGTTTATGACGGTGGTATAAACTTCTATCACAAAGATGCTTCGACAGCAAGGATTAGCAAGAATAAGAAAACCATTTGTTTTCACCCTGATTGGACTAACTACAAGAAAAGTCCTGAGAAAAAGCAGGTAATACCTGTTTATCCAAATATTGCATCAAGTAGATTTGTTGTGCATTACAAAGACTATGAAAGTACATTTAACTTTTATGGTTTGCCTGATTATGTTGCTGCTCTTGAACACATAGCGATTGACTATGAGATTGGTAAATTTAATCACACAGCATTTAAGAATGGCTTTAGTCCTTCGGCAATCGTTACTGTAAATAGCGACTTTGGAGAAGCAGAAGCTGAAAAGTTTGTTGAAACTGCCAAAGAAACATTGACGGGTAGTGGAAACAACTCCAAGATATTATTCCTTGTTAAGAATGGAGAGGACAGCAGAGGTACTGACGTTCAAATAATTAGCAACAAGGAAGATGGTGACTTCTTAGATTTACAGAAGCTAACCGACCAAAACATTATTACTGCTCACAGATGGCAACCTGCCTTAAGTGGTATTATTTCATCAGGAAAGATGAACAACACAGGTAGTGAGATTAGAATAGCTTATGAGTTGGCTATGAGTACGGTAATCAAAGACACTACAAACATTCTGCTATCACCAATAAAAAAGGTGTTAAGCAAAGAGTTAGGACTTGATACTGATGATTTGCAGGTTGTGTATGAGCCACCAATCTCATTCTTATCAGACCTAGACCCCAAGCAAGTTCTTACAATAAACGAACAGCGAATGATGTTAAACAAAGACC